ACGCTCACGCCGCTCGGCAAGTGGAAGGCCGGCGAATATGAGACGCTCGATGTCGTTTCGATTAACGGTGATTCCTACATTGCGAACCGTGCGACGCGGGAGAAGCCGAGCCGGTCAGCAAAGGACTGGACGCTCCTGGCTGCACGCGGTGCTGGCGGCGGTGGTTCGAATATTAACTCGCTGACGGATCTGACGGGCACGCCGGCGGCTGGTCAGTTGCTCATCGGTAACGGCGGAGATTTCCAGCTGAACACGTTGACGGCTGGATCGAACGTCACGATTACGAACACGCCTGGCGGCATCGAGATTGCAGCTACCGGAGGCGGTGGCGGATCTGGTACGGTGACCAGCGTTGCAGCGACGGGCGATGGCGCAGTCTCGGTCAGCGGCAGTCCGATCACGACGAGCGGCACCTTTGCGATCTCGCTCGCAAGCACGGCGGTTACGGCTGGCAGCTACGGCGCAGCGAACAAGGTCGGCACGTTTACGGTCGACAGCCAAGGTCGCCTTACTGCTGCGGCAGATGCGACGATCAGCATTTCGACGAGTCAGGTCACGGGACTCGGCAGCGCTGCCTTGCAGTCCACGACTTTCTTCGCGCCTGCGACCACAGGCATCGACATCCTGAGCGGCAACGGCTCGGGCGGCTTTGCCTCTGTCACCGTTGGAACTGGTCTGACGTACACGGGCGGCACGTTGTCGGCTACGGGTGGCGGCGGATCAGGAACCGTGACAAGCGTTGCTGTAACCAGCGACGGCGATGTGACGTCTTCAGGCGGGCCGATCACGGCGAGCGGTACGTTTACGCTTGGACTGTCCAGCACGTCAGTCACGGCAGGCAGCTACGGTGCGGCTGGTTCTGTCGGGACGTTCACCGTAGACGCAAAGGGTCGTCTGACTGCGGCGGCTGATACGGCAATTGCGATCACGGCTGGTCAAGTGTCGGGACTTGGCAGCGCTGCGTTTGAGTCGACCACTTACTTTGCTCCTGCTACGACCGGAACGCTCATTCTCGCCGGCAATGGCAGCGGCGGCTTTTCGACTGTCACGGTCGGATCTGGCCTGACCTACAACGCAGGCACGCTCGAAAGCACGGCAGGCGGTGGCAGCGTGACAAGCGTTGCTCTGACCGCAGGCACGGGCATCTCGATCAGCGGTGGACCGATTACGACCAGCGGCACGATTGAGGTGACCAACACGGCACCGGATCAGGTGGTTGCTCTGACTCAAGGCGGCACGACGACGATCACCGGAACCTATCCGAATTTCACAATCTCCTCGGCTGACCAGTTCACGGGTACGGTGACCAGCGTCACTGCGCAGGGAAGCGCTGACATCTCGGTCACTGGTGGACCGATCACGACCAGCGGCACGCTGTACTTCTCACTCAGCGACACGAGCGTAACTGCTGGAAGCTATGGCACGGCTGGCAGCGTCGCATCCTTCACGGTAGACGCGAAGGGGCGTTTAACCGCTGCTGCAAACGTCCCGATCTCAATCACGGCTGGTCAAGTAACGGGCGGATTCGTTACCTCAATTTTTGGCGAACAAGGAGTCGTCACGTCGCTGGATTACGTCGATTTTGATACCGCTGCCACGGTCACGCCAACTCCTGGGCGCATCTACTGGAACGACTCGGACGGCGCTGGCACGATGTCCATCGCGCTGAAGGGCGGCAACGTTCAGATCAACGTCGGGCAAACTGATTATTACCGAGTAAAAGCGACGACGGCAATCACGGCTGGGAATGTCATCGCTTTCGACGGAGTGGTTGGAGTAAGCGGTCAGATCGAAGGACGACCCGCGACGGGACTTCAGCCGAGTCAAGGCAACTACATCCTCGGTGTTGCTGCGGAAACTGGCACCACTAATGACTGGATTTCAGTCATCGCGTTTGGTTTTGTTCGCGGGATCAATACGACGGGAGGCGGCGAAAGCTGGGTCGCTGGAGACGTGCTGTATTTCAACCCAGCGGTTGCCGGCGGGCTGACGAAGACGATCCCGACAGCGCCTAATCCTCGCGTTGAGGTTGCAGCAGTTGTCGTGGCAGACGCCGTAAACGGCGAACTGCTTGTTCGTGTGAATAGCGGCTCCTCGCTGGGTGAGACGGATAGCAACGTTCAAATCACAAGCCTAACGGGCAACGACTTTCTTGTTTACGACGCTGGCGACTCGCGCTGGGAAAACTACGCGCCATCGGCAGCGCGAACGGCGCTTGGACTAGGCTCGGCAGCGCTGGAGGCGACGAGCTACTTCGCACCGGCTACGAGTGGCACGGCGATTCTAGCTGGCAACGGCTCAGGCGGTTTCTCGCCGGTCACGGTCGGTACTGGTTTGTCCTACGTCGGCGGCACCTTGTCTGCGCTGAATGCAGGCGGCACAGTGACCAGCGTGACCGCGCAGGGCAGCGCTGACATCTCAGTCACTGGCGGTCCAATCACGACGAGTGGCACGCTGTACTTTTCGTTGAGCGACACCAGTGTCACCGCTGGGAACTACGGCACGGCTGACTCTGTTCCTTCGTTTACTGTCGACGCAAAAGGAAGACTTGTTTCTGTTGGAAACGTGCCGATTTCAATCACGGCTGGTCAGGTCAGCGACCTACCCTCTGGCGGCACCTCGGACTTGTTTCTTTGGACATCTTGCTCTTAAACTTCTCCCCCATCATAAATCATGGCCTCTACACCTAACTTCGCGGCAACGGCGCTCGCGCCGGATGTCATTCAAATCTCAACGGCCAACACGAATCGCGATGGCACGGGCACAGTCGGAACCCTTGTCACCGGAACAACGGCTGGCACCGTGATTGAAAACATCACTATTAAAGCAACGGACACAACTACGGCGGGTTGCATTCGCTTCTTTATTTCAACCGACTCCGGAACCAGCAAGCGGCTAATTGCTGAAATTGTAGTGAATGCCATTACACCTGGAGCTAGTGCTGCAACGTTTGTTTCCGAAGTTCCACAGCTTAGCGGTTTAGTGCTTGTTGGAACTTCTTCACTACTCTACGCCAGCACACACAACGCTGAGACGTTCAACGTAATTGCAGAAAAATCGGGTCTTTAATCATGGCTATCAATCGCGGTATTTTAGAACGTGTTGGAAATGAAAGTGCAGCTCAAATTGCTGCGCAAGTTTTCCCAATCAAATTTGCCGTTCGCGCTACCGGAAACATTACAGTGCCGAATAACGCCTATCGAGTGCGTGCAATAGCAGTTGGCGCAGGCGGAGGGGGAGGGGGTTCCAATTATAGAACCAGCGGCACACGTCGCAAGGGCGGCGGCGGCGGCGGCGGTGGTGGTTACGCAGAGGGCTGGTATAGTGTCACGCCTGGTTCTGTCATTCCAATCACAATTGGCAGTGAAGGAACTGCTGGAGCCGCTAGCACGGACACCACAACGCCAAACGCAACGGCGGGAGGCGCTGGTGGCACCACTTCGGTTGGATCTTTCGTTTCAGCTACTGGAGGCTCCGGCGGAGGCGTAAATAACGCAGATGACACAACGGCCGCAACTGGTGGGGCTGGCGGCGTTGGATCTGGTGGAATTTTCAACTTTACCGGAGGCACTGGAGGGACGGGTTTAGCAAGTACATCAGCAGATGCAAATGGAGGCGGTGGCGCATCATCTGCATCTCCTCAAGGTAATGGTTTTGATGGTGGAACACCGGTTGGCACTAATGGTGGCGGCGGTGGCGGTATTGGCGGAGCGGGTGCATCTGCTAATGGTGGCGGATCATGGGGACCAGCAGGACAGACTAACGGAGGAATGGGGTCTGCTGGAGAACAAACTACTTCTAATTCGCCCGGTCTTATTGGAAGTGGATTTACTGAGTTGCTGTATACTCTCCCGCTGCACGGTGGTGGAGCGCGAGGCGGAGCAAATGGTCAAAGTGGCGGTGGGGGGGGAACTTCGGGAAGAGGTGGCGATTTCGGAGGCGGCGGCGGCGGAAGCGCCGACTCGGCAGCAGGAGCACCCGGAGACACTAGCCGCTGTTGTGGAGGCGGTGGTGGTGGGGCTGGTAATGCAAGCAGAACTGGTGCCGGTGGCGCTGGCGGTCCCGGCATTGCGATTCTTGAGTTCTACCAATGAGCACTTACGCTCGCATCTTAAACGGCGTAGTCTTGGACGTTGTGGGTTTTGATCCGCGCGGCCGATTCCACGCCGACATTGCAAATCAGTATGAGCCGGTTCCAGAGGGAACGCGATCCAACGCCGTCTTGATAAATGGAATTTGGGTCAATCCGCGTTTGCCTGAACCGCCGACAAAGGAACAGATTCAGGCACAGCAGGCGGCAGAACAAGAGGAGATCAAGAGACAGACTGCTCATTCGATCCGTAGCGAACGGAATGCAAAGCTGACTGAGACAGACTGGACTCAGGTCGATGACACGCCGCTAGACAACGTGGCAAAGAGCGCTTGGGCAAACTACCGACAAGCACTGCGCGATGTACCGGATCAAGCCGGATTCCCCTTCGATGTTAATTGGCCCAGCGCTCCCGTTTAACGTCTGAGCCTTTTTTGATGAGTTGGTTCACGGAACTGCTTTTTAACGCTGGCAGCGGCGGTCTGTTCGGCATGGTCGGCAGCCTCGCGACGACCTGGATGCGACTGCGCGAGAAGAAGCTGGATAATCAGTTCCAGCTGGACCTGATGGACAAGCAGTTTGCCAGCGCCGAGGCAGTCGCTGCGTGGCAGGCATTCAGCGCATCGCAGACCGCCAGCGCCGCGGATATGACCGAAAAGGTCGCTCCCTGGGCGGCTAACGTGCGCGCGGTCACCCGTCCGGCTCTTACCGCCTTTCTGGTCGTTGGTGCGTTCTTCGCTGTTCTGCTCATCAACGACGAGGCCGTGAAGGCCAATGCGCTACAGTCTTTTCAGATGCTCGCCGGCACCTCGGTCGCGTGGTGGTTCGGTTCGCGCATGACGACTCAACTTCACCAGCCAAAGAAATGAACGATCACGCCGGAGCTAAACTGTTCTTCGCCAATGCCGGCGCATGGATCGGAACTATCATCAGCCTGCAAAACATACAGGTGGTCATCGCCATTTTGTCTGGTGTCGCCTCCATCGGCGTCTCTGTTCTGTCGATGATCTGGCTACACAAGAAGGTCAACGGCCTGGATAAGAAGGACAACGACGGTCTGTGATTTTACGCTTGCGGTAATTGTGATGACCGAAGCGTTCCCCTGCTACTTTGCCCGTGGCTTTGTCGGGCAGATCGACGAATCGACCGGAGTCATTCACGACGTTGCCGTCATCACCGAAGGCCGAGCACTAGGCCACGGTGTAAATATCGACGCCACGACGATTGAGCAGGTCAAGGCGCAGGCCGAAACCTACTCCGGAGGCCTCAAGGTCAAGATGGACCACGGCGGCGGTGCTGCCGACATCGTCGGCTATCTGACCGACTTCCGCATCGCCGGCAACAAGCTGATCGCGAACTTCCACGTTCTGCAAAACACGCCGCACCGCGCGTACATCTTTGAGATTGCCGAGAAGATTCCGGACACGTTCGGGATGTCCATCGCCTTCAGCGGTCCGACCGAACTTGCAAACGACAAGAAAACGGTCCTGCAACGCTGCTCGGAAATCTACTCTTGCGATCTGGTCAGCGAACCCGCGGCAAATGCCGACGGGCTGTTTTCGATGAAACCCGAAGAACTTTCCCCTATGAACGACGAAGACAAGAAAGCCATCGCCGGCATGATTGAGTCGGCCATGATGGGCCTGGGTGAGCGTCTCTCCAAGCTGGAGTCGATGCTGCCGAAGCCCGAGGACAAGGAGGTCGCTATGGCCTCCCGTAACGACGAGATCAAGCTGGCCGCCGAGGCTGCTGGTCTCGCCGCCGTCAAGGAGTTCGCCAAGTCCTTTGGCGCTCCGGTAACCAAGGCCATCGCCTCCGAGGCTCCCGCTGCTCCTGCTCCTGCCGCTGCGCAGAAGTTCGAAGAGCTGGTTGCTGCCAAGGCGACGGAACTCAAGAGCAAGAGCGCAGCCATCGCGTTCTGCGTGCAGAATCATAAGAACGAGTACGCTGCCTACCGCACCCGCGTGCAGGGTGGCGAAATCGTGAAACTCTAATTAACTCACCATGAGCACCCAATACTTCGGCACGGGATCTTTCCTTGCCAATGCTACGATCACCGCCTTCCGCGCGGTGGTTATCTCCACCAACGGTTCTGTCGGTCTCGCTGCTTCTACCGGCAGCGTGGACGGCATCGCGCAGATCGATGCTGCTTCCGGCGACTACGTCACCGTGAAGTTCCTGAACAACGGCGGCACCCAGAAGGGTACGCTGGTCACTGGTCCCGTAACGATTAATGACACGCTATATCTGGCTGCGTCTGGGCAAATCAGCCCCACCGGGACCGTAACCGTCGGCAAGTCGCTCACGACTGCCGGCACCGATGGCTCGATCATCGAGTTCATCGCCAAGAACATCTAATAGCACCTACCATGTATACGAACGCTGCTGCAATTTTCCGTGGCGATCTCGCCGGTGTTGTCGAACAGGCCAAGGACTGGGAGTCCAACCTGATCGGTACCCGCGTGATGCCGATTCTCAATGTTCCCGTTCGCGCCGGCCAGTATCCTTCCTTCAAGTTGAAGGAGGGCCAGCTGCTCAAGAGCGACGTGAAGAACCGTTCGCCGTATGCGACCTACGCTCGCGGCACGCGCGCCTTCACGCAGGAGACGTACACCGCGCTGGAGTACGGCTACGAAGAGGCCGTAGACGATACGCTGGCCTTGGACGTGTCGCGCTACTTCGACGCCGAAACCATCGCGACCAAGCTGTGCCTCCGCAAGCTCCTGCTCGCGCATGAACTTCGCGTTTCTAGCACGATCTTCAATGCGTCGACGTTCACCTCGACGAACTCTGGCACCGCGTACACGACCGCGAATCTCGCGACGTTCGACGTGGGTCTCGATGTCGAGGCCGCGATTGACCGCCTGCTGGCCCTGGGCGAAAGCCGCGACAACCTCCGCGTTGTCATGAGCAACCCGGTCTACACGCGCATCAAGGCGTCCACGAAGTTCCAGAACCGCCTCCGCGGTACGGGCCTCTCGACGGACACCATCCTCAACGCTTCGCAGCAGGCTGCTGCCGAGGTCTTCGGCGTTTCCGAGGTTCTGATTGGTCGCGCGAGCTACGATGCCGCCAAGGAAGGCCTGGCGTTCTCGTCCGCGCAGGCGTGGTCGAATGACTACATCTGGGTGGGTTCCGTGACCGATGCCTCCTCCGGCTATTTTGGAGGTGGCGCTGCGTTCACGTTGAACTGGCAGGAGTACGGCAGCCCGACCGGCGTGTTCTCGTACCGTGACGAGGCCATCAAGAGCAACATTGTGCGCGCGTCGCACTACGTTGCCGAGAAGGTCGTCAACACCAACGCTGCGCAATTGATCGGCACTCAGTATTCCTGAGTTTTAGTTTGCGTAATACTAAGCCGTCATCCTTCATTGGGTGGCGGCTTTTTTATGCACCCTTGGTACGGTCTAAAATTTAACCAGCGCAAACTTCTCACTCATGAGATGCGCTTGTGGTTAAGCAAAAATGAGGGCAAACGCTTAGAGCACGGATTTGTTCGCGAAGACGGAAAAGTTTTTTGTGGTTATGGAGTCGGCTACAAGAACGGAGAGCATTGGGCTAGTCGTGAAGTCTTTGAAAAGCGGCTTCAGGCCTGCCGGTTAAATCAGCGCAAGCTCAGAAAAGATCCAATTTACCGGGCTAAATTCAACGAATACGCTAGGGCTAGGTACTTGAAACGCTCTGATATTAGAGAAAAAAACAAAAAGCGTTCTCAGATATGGGATAAACAATTTCCCGAAAAGCGAAGTCTTCGTGCTTCTAAACGCAGAGCACTTATCAAGAAAGTTTGCCATTGCGATCATGAGCCAAACATTGAACTGGAGATGCGGAGGCTTGCAGATCAGTTAACCAAGAAAACGGGAATAAGGCATCACATCGATCACATAATCCCAATTGCTCATGGAGGGATGCACCATCATCAAAACCTTCAGATTCTTCCTGAGCCAGTTAACCTTCAAAAGAGTTCAAATCCATTTTGGACTTCTGAGATATATTTAGACTTCCGTTCAGTTCCGAGAACGCTGTGGCCTGAGCAACTGGCCCAATTTTTGTCAGCTATCGCGAAGTGCTAAGATTTGCTAGGGGTCGTTGTGTTCACGCCCCACCTGGCTTCGGCTGGGTGGGGTTTTCTTTGCCCCACCAATGATCGCATCATTGGCTCGACACCGTTCAGCATAGGCTGGGCGGTGTTTCTTTTTTGACGTTCTCAACCATGCCATGCGCATTTCGCTCTGTGTCATCTGCGGGAACGAACAGCACCACATCGGCCGGATGCTGGACTCATTCGCTCCGGCCTTCGACGAACTGTCTCTAGTCCGAGCCATCGGCTCGCGGAAACCCGACGCTACGCTGTCCATTGCTCGCGATTGGTGCGAGAACAACGGAAAACGGTTCATCTTTTCCGAGCATCAGAACCAGTACGGCGCCGAGAAGTGGGAGCACGTCGACAGCTTCGGCGAGGCGCGCAACGATTCATTCCGGCAGGGCACGGGAGACTGGCTGATCTGGGCCGACTGTGACGACATCATGGACGGTGCCGATCGTCTGCGCGAAACTCTGGCCGGCGTCGCCACAGAAGTGGCAATGGTTCGCTTCCTCTACGATGTCCGCGGTACGAATAAGAAGCTCTACCGTGAACGAGCCATGCGCCGCGCGAGTTTTCATGCCGGCCGTAAGTGGCACCACGATGTCCACGAGAACCTTCTGCTGCTCGCCGGCGACAAGCACATGGACTTAAACGATCCGGTCTGGGTCCACGCACCGCTTGAGGTCAAGCGAGAGAACCGCACGCGCAATCTGCGAATCCTGCGCAACTCGGTTCGCGACACGGCCGCGCAGTATTTCTATCTGCACCAAGAGCACTACTGCTCGGGCAACTACAAGGCCGCGGAGGAGTTCGCGAAGATTGCGATCTCGATGCCGAACTTGATGGACTCGTTTAAGTACGAGGCGCTTCTGAACTTGGCACGGTGCTGCGGCAATCACCGCGACGCCATCCGCTACTGCCTAGAGGCGCACGGCGTGTTTCCCTGGTGTCGCGAGGCGCTGACCTCGCTGGTGCTGCTCTACTTCGAGAAGCAGGACAAGGAACGCGCCTTTTACTGGGCTGAGCAGGCACTGCTCCGGCCGGAACCGCCAGGCGAGATCCGGCCGTGGACGCACGAGGCCAAGCATTACGGCTGGTATGGCATTGATCTGGCCGCGCGTGCAGCGCGATACGCCGGCAAGATGGAGCGTGCGGCTGAGTTGCAGTCCATGTTTCACAATCAGTCGCGGCCGACGATCTCACTGATCCATGCGACCCGCGGTCGATCCAGCAAGGCAGTCGCGTGCCGTGAGGCGTTCCTGCAGAGCGCATTCAATCCGGCCAACGTGGAGCACATCTTCTGCGTCGACCTCGACGATCAAGTCTCAATGGAGATGTCGCAGCAATTTGAGCACGTCGTTTCCGATCAGCGCAGTTGCGTTGCGGCCTGGAACAAGGGAGCGCGCAAGGCGTCTGGCGATCTCATCATTCAGCTATCCGATGATTGGCTGCCTCCGCTGCACTGGGACTTGCGACTGTTGGAGCTAGTAGCCAGCCGCGATCTGGCGAAGGAAGAAATCGTCATCGCGATCAACGACGGCGCGCGCAAGGACTCGCTGCTTTGCATGGCGATTATGTCGCGCGGCCGCTGGGAGAAGCAGGGCGATATGTTCTACGCTGGCTACGAGTCGGTCTTCTCGGATGACGAGTTTTCGCATCGAGCCTGGAAGGATGGCGTGGTCATCGACGCACGCGACAAGATCACCTTTGTCCACGCGCATCCGCAATTCGGTCATGGTCAATCAGATGCGACATACCAGCACAACAACCAGAGCGAGCGATACAAGCGAGGGCGGGCACTATTCAAGGGAAGGAATCCCGACGCTTTCGAGAAGGAGACGCCGTGAGAATACTTCGTGACGTAACTCTGATTGCAACAGACGGCGCCAATCCAGAACGGACCGCTCGCGTGATGCGACACTGCGAGCAGATGTTCGGCTTTGCGGCCTCGGTCCTGATCGACACGCCGCAGAACTATCAAGACGCCATGCGCTGCGAGATCGAAGGATTGGCGCGCCACGTTCACACCTCGCACGCGCTGTTCGTCTCGCATGACGGCTGGATCATCAACCCTCAACTGTGGAATGATGACTGGTTGCAGTACGATATGATCGGCGCACCTTGGCCGGCAGCCTGGGGTACAAAGCACCGCGTTGGGAATACCGGATTCTGCCTGCGTTCAAAGCGCTTCCTTGAGGCCACGGCCGCAGCGATTCCGCTCTGGGCTGGTCAGAATGGCGACGTGTTCACCTGCCAAGTGCTCAACCGCCCGCTGACTGAACTGGGCATGAAGTACGCGCCAGTCGAGATTGCCGCCAAGTTTTCATGGGAGCACTACATCGAGGAGGGCGACTGCGGACCTGCCTGCTCTTTCGGGTTCCATGGCTGGGTCGCCGGCAAGACGGCCGACCAGTACAACCGCCTGCTGCCATGAAGACCATTGTCTTAGTCTACCACGAGCGGCTGGGCGATATCCTCCGTTGCTTGCCAATAGCGAGGCACTTTGCGTCGGCGGGATACGACGTAGCCATCGAGTGCCTGCCTCAGTATTACGGCGTTTTTGAGGCCGTCAGCTACGCGCGGCCGACATCGCCTGGGCGTGACCTAAAGGCACGGCGCATCGACCTGCAGATCTGGCCGGATAAGTACGTTGCTTTCCGCGCTAGTGGCAAGTCGTGGGAAGACTTCGTGTACGGGCTGCTGCCGGAGTGCGACGGCCTAGACCGTTCAATCGTCTTTGATCGAGTGCCGACGATGTCAGCCGTCGAGGACCATCTGTACGGTCCACAGACCGCCATCGTTTCCCCTTTCGGCTACAGCCAAACGGTCAAGATGTCGCCGGCACTCATCTGCCAGCACGCCTTCCAAACCTTCGGCGCACCGATGCGCATTCTGGCCGATGAGCGGCAGGCCGAGGCCTGCATCGCTGCCGGCTGGTCTGAGTCGTTGTTCCTCACGGCACGGTCCATTCCTGACCTGATCCGGATGTTGCGTGACGCTCGCCAGGTGATGACCGTTAACTCAGCACCTGCCATCATTTGCAATGCCGTGCGGTCGTCCTATTGGCACATTCCGTCCGGCACGCCGCAGGATGATACGATCACCGCCAAGTCCAAGGTTGTGACATTTGCCCCTTTAGTATGACCGTCCGAGACTTTGACCCGACGCGCCTGGAGGCGGACTTTTCGGCCATTCAAGATCAGGCTGGCATCACGTTCAGCATCTTCAACACGGTTATCACCGGCGTTTGGGCTAATTCGCGCAACGTCTTTCAATCATTTGAAGATCAGCGCCGAGACGAGGGGCGCTTCACGGTATTTTTCCTAGCGTCGCAGGTCGTGACTGCTCCGCAGCTGACCACGACTGTCGTGCGCGCGGGCGTGACGTACTTCGTCGAGAACATGGAGTTCGACGCCGAGGGCACTGGAGTTCAGATTGAGGTCAAGAAGTCGATATGATTGAGATTGAGGCACGCACCAAGGATCTAGAGATGGCGCTAGCGCGATTGGCTAGCGCGGCACGGGTGGACTATGGGCAGGTGGTGAAGCAGGAAGCGCAGTACTTGTTGCAAACTCTGCTTAAATTTACGCCGCCAAAGAGCAGGCCGCAGGGCAACGCCGCAGTTGCGCGCGACATGAATAACCTGACAACGCCTTTTGCGCATCGTTATTTCCAAGAGCGTCAGACTGAGGGCGGGTTCTATAAGTCAATTGCCAGATACGTCCGCACTCGCGAAAGCGGCAAACTCCAAGCGTTGTTCAATAATGCAAACTTGAAGGGATTCTACGGGCTGCAACTGCTGACCACAAAGCAAGAAATTCTGAACATCCATAAGCAGAGACGGAACAATCGAGGTCGCGTTGAAAGCGGGAAAAAGCAGTACGCATCATACATCGCCGACGCAAAGGCCGTGCGTAAGGAAATACAATCTCGCGTAGGCTGGACGCTCTCCGGCTGGGTTCCTGCGGCCAAGGCTACGGGAGCACGTTACCTGAAGTTCTCGGACCGCTTCGGCGCAAAGAGCGGCACGCAGTCTTCAAACTTCAACACGCCCAATCCGTTTATCATCGGGCGAAACTTCAACGTGAAGATCCCGAACTATCAGAGCAAGGTCACGAGCGCCTTACGGTCACGCACTGGAACCACCGTAAAAAAACTGGAGCGCGTGCTTGCCGGCCGAGCGGTTAACCTCGGCTTTATTCGTGTGCAAGGCAATGGCGCTGTTCCAGCCGCAACGCCGCCGACTCCCACCGCATGAGTACCAGAACACAAATTCGAAACGCCATCGGCGCTAAGCTAACCGCCGGCGGTGCAGTCGTGCCGACCGCTAACCTGTTGCGAGGTCGGAATAACACTCTTACCTCAATGTCGTTTCCGGCCGCAGCAGTCTATGCCGTCGACGAACAGATTGAGGTTCGGTCGCTAGCGCCAAGCAATCGCGTGCAGTACCGCCAGCTTACCGTGAATGTGGACTACTTCACGGCACAGACTGGCGTGACGTACATCGACGACCTATTCGACAGCGGCTCGGCTGCGGTTGAGGCCGCGGTTTTGGAGGATGTCACGCTAGGGGGCGTATGCGATGACCTTCATCTGACAAACGTACAATATGTGACGGAGGACGATGAGGACAAGCGCTGGGGCGTCGCGCGTCATACCTTCAACTGCATTTATCTAACCACTGACTAATATGGCAAACCACCTGGGCCGCGAAGGCACCGTTCGAATCAGCAGCACCACCATTGGCGAATTGCGGAACTACTCGTTGGCGCATTCGTCGGATGTCGTCGAAGACTCCATCATCGGAGACACCTACCGCACTCGTAAGGCAACGCTCCGCACTTGGTCTGTTTCGGGCGATCTTTACTGGGACGAAGTCGACGCTGGACAGATTGCCTTGACCGTTGGTTCATCTGTTACGGTCAACCTCTATCCGGAAGGCACTGCTTTGACGGCCACCTACTACACGGGCGGCGGCATCGTGACCAAGTTTGATATCAGTGCCGCGTTTGACGGGATGGTAGAATCTGCAATTTCCATCGAAGGGAACGGCGCTCTGAGCACCGTTACGGTCTAATGGATGCAATCGACCTAGTACGCGAACACTTCGCCGCGCTCGGCACCCGCTCAATTGAGGTGCCAGAGTGGAAGCTGACGATCTACGCAACGCCAGTCACGCTGGCCGAGAAGAATCGCCTTTACCGCAAGGCCAAGGACAACGACATGGAGCTACTAGTCGATGTTCTAATCTTAAAGGCAGCAGACAAGGACGGCAACAAGCTGTTCAACGCTGACCACAAGATGACCTTGCTGCACAAGGCCGACTCGAATCTCATTGCGCGTGTCGCCAACTTCATTCTGTCGGAGGCTGCGCCGCCAGTTGAAGAACTAAAAAACTGATCCACGGTGGCGAGGGTGCCGACCTCCTCGCCATCTACGCACTAGCGGAAAAGCTCGGCAAGTTTGCGCATGAGGTCATGGCGATGCCGGCTCAGGAATTGACTGGTTGGCTCGCCTATTTTCACCATCAGCAGCAAGTGACCAAAAAACATGGCTGAAGCCTCATTCATTATCCGCGCAGTTGACGCGACTCGACAAGCGTTTGGTAATATCCAAAACTCGCTTGCTCAGTTGAAGCAGTCGTCGTCGGCGGCGGCGGCTTTCATGAAGCGCGCTTTCGATCCCAAGGCGCTCGGTTTTGGCCTTGCCTCTGCCCTGGGCGTTTCGCTCACTGCTGCGATTGATAAAGCAGTCGACGCCATAGGAAAACTTATCACGCGATTTGAAGACGTTAAAAAGATCGTCAAAGAAACCGCAGAGGAAGTTAAAAAGATTTACGGCACGGCCGCTTTTGAGGCATTAACGCAGGAAGGCCAGCTCAAGTCTGCGATGCAAAAACGCATCGAGATGGAGCGTGAGATTGAGTCGCTTAGGAAGAAGACTGCGGTCGTCACAAAAGAAACAATGACGATGGATCGCACTGGTAGGGTGCGAACTGTCACCACGTTTGATAGTGCAGCTACTGTTGAAGAAGCCAATCGCCTAAAAGAACTAGATGTTGAATACGCAAAGCTAAATGTTCAGATCTCAAAACTAGATTCGCAGATCACGGGCGCTCGATTTGATAAACGCGCCGATGACTTCGGCAAAGCAGTCGGTAAAGTTACCGATGAATTTGAGCAGCTGATCGACGCTGTTCGTCGAACAAATGACGAGTCAGAGCAGGCAAGAATTTCGGCGGATCAAATGATGGTCGGGCTTGCTGAGCGTGAAAAGGATATGTTGGACCCGATGCGAGAGTACGCACGGCAGATTGATCTCGTCATCGGACTCAAGCACAAGCAGCTCCTGACAAGCGAAGAAGCAGAGCGTCGCATCAAGCAAATTGTAGAAGCGTCTGGCGAGTCTGGACGCAAGGCGATGGAGGACTATACCGCATCGTTCGAAGACTTTGAAAGGATGCGGGCGCTGGTTTCTGGTCGGCAAGCATCAGACGGCGAGCAGCTGAATGCGTTAAAGGCGAGAGAGACTGAGCTAGTGGCTAAACTCGCCGCCACTGGTGCTGGCGATCTGGAGAACCGAACCAAGCTGCAAAAGGAACTGGTCGCCGTTTACAAGGATATGTTGCCGCTGCTTGAGGAGCAGCGTCGCCTTGGCAACGAAGCCGGCGCGATGATTGCGATGGGCTTTGAAGATGCTATTTTTGCCGGCGAGAAGTTGTCCGATGTTTTGAAGAATCTTGCGTTGGATCTCATGCGGCTGATCTTCCGCAACGTCATTACTGCTCCGCTGGCCTCGTCCATTGGTAATTTCATCAACGCTGGCCTCGGCTTCTTGGCCGAAGGCGGACCCGCCAAGGCCGGCTCACCGTACATCGTCGGCGAAAAAGGGCCAGAGCTCTTCGTGCCTGGATCGAGCGGCACCGTGATTCCGAACGACCGCATGGGACAGATGGGCAGCGCGGCCGGCGGTCCGACGATCAACATCTCTTACAATATCCAGTCCGGCGTATCTCGGGCTGAGTTGCAGCCGATCCTTGATAATGAGCGCAAGCGTTTGATGGTGACCATTCCCGATCTCGTGCGCCGCGGTGGATCGTACCGGAACGCCTTTGCCTAAGCCATGGCTATTTCATACCCACTCACGCCGCCCTCGCCGTTCAAGGTGAGCAAGCTATCTCTGACCGGAGTCTCGGCTCGTTCACGCTCGGTTTCGCCATTCACGTTTCAGGTGCAGCAGTACAACTGGCCTGGGCAGGGTTGGCTTGGATCGGTCGAATGTCCGCCGATGGTGCGCTCGGACGCTGAGCAGATCATCGCGTTTCTGTTGGCTGCGCAGCGTGGCACGTTCTACTTCCGCGACTACAGCAACAGTGCGCCGCGAGGCAACGTAACAGGCACGCTGACGGTGGCGAGTGCCACGGCCAACGGAACGACGCTAGGCATCTCTGGCGCGACTGGCACCTTTGCCGTTGGAGACTGGCTGCAAATCTCAACGTCACTCTACAAGGTCATTCAGGTGAACTCATCGAGTTCTGTTGACGTGTTTCCTGTGCTGCGCGCTAGCTACTCAGGCGGCACGTCGATTGTGACCTCAAGTCCTAAAGGCGTCTTCCGTCTAGGCAACAATCAGACCGACTGGTCGATTGAATTGGCCGGCATTTACGGCGTGTCCTTTTCTATCGTCGAGGAGATTCCGCAATGAGCATCACCGCAGCAGGCAGGACCATGACGGCTGGTATGGTGGCCGAGGTCACCACGGCGCAACTGTCACCAATTCTCATGGTGGACATGGAGTTTTCGACACCTGTTTACCTGTGGACTGGATACGGAACGCTGACCTATGCAGGCAAAGGGTATCTTGGTCTGGGAGATCTCGGGAACGTCGCACCAATTGAGGAGACGACGGACTTGTCGGCGCGTGGAGTCACGTTCCAGCTTTCCGGAGTTCCGACTGCGTACATTTCTCTTGCACTCAACGAGGACTACCAAGGCCGCAACTGCTCGATCATGCTAGGTGCGCTGTCGACGACGGCCTCGCTGATCGCGTCACCTGTCACTGTGTTTGTCGGCAAGATGGACGTGATGGCTATCTCGGACGATGGCGAGCAAGCGCAGATTACGATGAGCGCTGAATCGCGACTGATCGACTTTCGCCGTGTGCGCGAGAGTCGCTACACCGACGAGGAACAGACTGCCATTGATGCGACCGACAAGGGTCTAGAATTCGTCACGGCGATTCAGGAAAAAACCATTTACTGGGGCAGCCCCAACCCGACGAATCCTGGTCTGTGGAACGGTGGCAACGACCCGCCTGAAATTGATCGCAATCCAGACCGCATTATATGAGCCGAGTCGACAACTGGCGCACGCTGCTCGCGCAGTTTATCGACGAACGCCGCAACCGCGCGTTTGAATGGGGGAGCCATGATTGCTGTCTGTTCGCTGCAGACTGGATCAAGACAGCAACGGGCTACGATCTTGCAGACGGCTTCCGCGGACGGTACAACTCGGCACTCGGTGCGCATCGCCTCACCGCCTCTCTTGGCGGCCTAGTGCCGTTCGTGAACCACTGTCTGAAAGAAGTTGCCCGGCCTGCCTCAGTGAGCGAGGCGACCGCCGGCGACCTGATCGTGCGGGATTCGGGCGACGGTGATTGTATCGGAATTGTTCTCGGTACGCAGTCCGCATTCGTAGCAAAGCACGGTCTGGAATTTTTGCCAACTGGCCTTCAAGCAGACGCTCGTTTCTGGAAACTTTAAGCCATGCCGAATCTGATTGTAAATGCCGCGTACTATCTCTGGCTTGGCCTACAGACGGCAGGCATCGCAATTTCGCAAACAGCAGCGATCTGGATCGTCAAGACTGTGGCAGTGGTGGGCGCTTCGATGGCGGCCTCAAAGCTGCTTACGCCGAAGATGCCGAGCATGGCCGATTCGCTCGGCTCTCGCGGTCAGATGGTGCGCTCACCAATCTCGGCGCGTCAGATCATTTACGGCCAGAGCAAGCTGTCTGGCACGGTCGTTTATCTTTCGGTTACTGGAACCAAGAATGAATACCTGCACATGGTCATTGCGGCTGCGGGCCATGAGGTAGAGGAGATTGGCGACGTATATTTCAACGAGGATCTGGTGCTGACTGGATCAGCTGATGGTAGCGCGACCGGAAAGTACGCTGGCTATGCGGACATTTACAAGAAGCTGGGCGCATCCGGACAGACTGCGTTCTCAACGCTAGTTACCGACACCGCGTCTCTGACCGATGGAAAGTGGACCAGCGATCACAAGCTGACCGGCATCGCGTGCGTTTACGTTCGGCTGAAGTGGAACACCGAGGTGTTCGTTGGTGGCATTCCCAACGTGTCCTTCATTATCAAGGGCAAGAAGGTCTACGATCCGCGCACAGCGACGACGGCATACTCTGCCAATCCTGCGCTGTGCTTGCGTGATTACCTCACGTCTTCGCTGGGCCTAGCGATGGCGAGTGCCGAAATCGACGATACCGCCTGCAACGTAGCAGCCAATGTCTGCGACGAGCAGGTGCAGATTCTGCCACTGTCTCCGGCTACCTACGAGAACCGCTACGAATCGCACGGCAGCATTACGACCAGCGAGGCACCGGATGCCGCGATTGCAAAGCTACTGTCCGCAATGGGCGGACTCCTTGCGTACTCATCCGGCAAGGTGGTGATGTACGCCGCGACGTATCAGATTCCGACAATCAGCTTAAACGAGAAGCACTTCGTCGGGCCGATGTCAGTGACTACTCGCACGAGTGCGCGAGATCGAGTCAACACGGTCAAGGGCGTTTACGTTTCGTCCGAGAACCAGTGGCAGCCGGCAGACTTTCCGGTTATCACGTCGACGACCTACGTCACCGAGGACAACGGAATCAAGTACACGCGCGACGTATCGCTGCCGTTTACGATCTCGCCGTCGTGCGCGCAGCGTCTCGCGGTTGTTGAACTACGGCGCGCACGCCAAGAGATCATCCTAACTGCTCGCTTCCGACTTGAAGCGATGCAGTTACGCGCCGGTGAAACCGTGATGATCTCCAACACGAAGCTCGGTTGGACGAACAAAGTTTTCGAAGTAATGGAGTGGACCTTCGTTGCGGATGGTCAACCGCCACAGCTGGCGGTCGACATGACTTTGCGCGAGATGGATTCGACGGTTTACAGCTACACCGTCTCGGACGAGATCGCAGTTACTGCGGCACCGAATACGACGTTACCCAATCCATTCATTGTTGCTGCTCCTACTTCATTGACGCTGGCAGCAGATGGAACGACTCAACAATATCAAGCAGACGGCACCGCACTTCCGCGGATCAAGGTCGCCTGGTCTGCGCCATCTGAGGAATTCGTACAGTCTGGCGGCTTCGTTGGAATAGATTACAAGGAGAGTGCTTCAACCACCTATTTAACTTGGGCGCGCGTGCCTGGAGATCAAACTCTTGAGTACATCACGAGTGATGTTCGCATTGGAACGCGCTACGATGTGCGCATCTACGGCGAGTCCTATTTCAAAGTTTCCTCAAGTTACGTCAGCGCCAGCATCACTGTTCAGCCCGATACAACCGCGCCCGATATTCCGACCAGTCTCACCGCCAACATTGGCAGCGGCAAGGCAGTCAGCCTAGATTGGGACGACGTAACCGCTCCAGACTTTTCCGAGTACGGAATCTACCGCAACACGACCGGCGTCACTCCGGCTAGTGCCACGTTCAACAAGATTGCCGAGGCGCGCAGTTCGCGGTTCTTCGATGCCGAGGTCAACGTCGGAACGACGTACTACTATTGGGTCAACGCTTATGACCGGCTGGAGAATGTGTCCGGCTTCTCTAACCGCGCGCAAGCCACGCCGCAGGCCATCACGTCTTCGCCTGACCTGACGCCGCCTAACACGCCGAGCGCTCCGACCTTCATCAGCGAGCGCGTCTATGAGTCCAGCGACGGCACGACGAGCGCAGCGATCTCGATCACTGTTCCTGGCCTTCCTACTGGCGGCATCGCGCTGGACATCTTGAGCCGCATCAGCGGAACCAGTGGCTACAAGACCGAGGGCCAAGTTGATTCTGCCACGGCCACGGCGTTTGAAGTCGACAACTTGGTGCCGGGAATCAGTTACGAGTTCGCGTGTCGTGCAGTGAACACGGCCGGCATCTTCTCCACAGTTTCGACCGCGTTAACTCGGACAGCACCGAGCGACACTATCGCGCCTAATGCACCAACCGGCCTCAATGCCGCGGTGGGTACGGGCCGAGCGGTCTCCCTCTCGTGGACGGCAGTCACGGCCAACGACATTTTTGAATACGGCGTGTACCGCAACACGACCGGAGTGACGCCGGGAACGACTGCCACGAACAAGATTGCCGAGGTCGGCGCTGACCGCTTTGTCGACACGACGGTCAACTTTGCAACGACGTACTATTACTGGGTCAATGCGATTGACGCGACCGAGAACTATTCGGCCTTCTCTTCCTCGGTTAACGCCACGCCGGTTGTCGTCACGTCTGGCTCGATTGACTCCACGGCGCCCTCAGATCCGACCGCGCTCACAAAGATCAGCGACACGATTTACCTCGCCAGTGATGGCGGCGCTCGCGTTCTCGTCACTGTGACCGTTGCTGCGCTGCCGTCCGGTGCTCGCATCCAGAATATCCTCTACCGGAAGCAGGGCGCTGCGACTGGTTACGAGATCGCCGGCCAGTTCGGAAACTCTGGCGCTATCTCCTCGGTACTCGATGACCTGACGCCTGGCGTCACCTACGACATCGCATCGCAGGCTTGGTCGTTTACAAACATTCCGAGCAACGTCGTCACGGCTGCGTTCTCGCCGTACACTGCCACGTCGTCTACGTCTGCTCCTGCCGCTCCTTCTGGAGGATCGCTTTCAAAGGATGGCGTCATTCCAGTTTACATCGCCAACACCAAGATCTTCTATTTCGGAACTCGCGCCAAGTGGTCGCCAAACACCGAGCGGGACTTTGCCTACTACGAGATCAAGGCGACGACGACCGATAGCGATTCAGCAACGGATTATGCATGGTTCAGCGGCAGTGGATCGCCTACTGTTTACCAGACGCGAGAGACCGAGTTTTTCCTGTATAACTCGCTGCTTCCGCCTGGGTATGTCCGCATTCGCGCAGTAAACCGCGCCGGCATTGCAAGCTCATGGGTCGCTCTTGGAAATGCTAACGGCTCCGCAGTCTACGGCACCGGCACGCTTTCAGCGCAGGACAGCGATGCCGTCGACGTAACTGGTGGCACCGTTGCCAGCGTAACCATGAACGCCGTCTCGATTACGGCGACAAAGGTCAAGGTGCCGATCAGTGTCTCACCGACAATCGAGCGACGAGGATTTGAAGCAAACGAGACCACCGCAGTTGACGTGTACGGCACCAACTTTCGCATTTTTGATGCGAGCACAGTGCAGCAGTTCCGCGTCGATAACGCCACGGGCGATCTTTACGTCCAGTCGTCTAAAGTAGTATCCACTCGCTACGCGACCACTCCAGCGACGCTCAACGAAGTCATCTCCGCACTCCAGCACCACGGCCTTGTTCCATAACCTATGGCACTGAAACTTTCCATCACCCTCCCCAACGGCGCGACTGGCGACTACCTCCGACTGACCAGCGTCGAATGGGACCGCAACCTCGGCAGCGCACTAGGTTACCTTGCACTGTATCTCAACGCTGCGCAGGCTGCCTCTGCTCCGGCCTATCCGCTTGGACTGGTCGCACAGCTGAACGTGCGTGACGATGTCTTCGCGCAGTACCTGAGCAACTCAGCGCTCAACGGTGCCAATGACCGATTGCTTGCTCAGATGTACGCCATCGCCAAGAACGAGCCGCGATGCGTCAA